TCACCAGCAATACTATTGTCAATAGAAGTGCCAAGATATGTACGCAGATATTTACGCTGAATATCAAGTCTCCATAATTCTTCAGGGAATTGATTCTGATAATTATCCCATTGAGCGATAAGACCATTTGCGCTCCACGCATTTTTACTTTCTCTATCAACAAACATCGCTTGTAATTCAGACCCAAATAAGTCACGAAGTCTACAGAAGAATGTACTTTTAGCAGCTCTATAAATATAAGAAGAAGATGGGTCTCCATCTACATAATAGTCAGTATCTTCTTTGCCGTAAGTTAATACGAGTTTACCTGTATTATCAATACCCAAACTAGTCAATCTGTTACTTTTGTGACCTATCAATTTGATAGGCGGGAACGGTTCTTCCAAGAGTGTCTTTACACTCGACCATTCCTCTCGCATTTCATTTATAACTTTACTTGTTATCAAAGTTATTTTCGATTATTGTGCGAGTTCAGACTGTTGCATACTCTTATAATGCTTCTTCATAAGATTCTCTCACGCTCAGTCGTTGTTCCTCTATATATTCACTTTTATACATTAAATTGTATCTAGGTCTTTTAATTTTGTGTTTACATATTTTTCTTACGCTCTCAACAGCCATTTCTAATTCTCTGGCTGCTTCGTTAATGGAATAGAATTCTTGTATAATATCGCCTTTATCAGATAACAAAATGACTGTCTTTGAACCATGTCCCATGTTTTGTCTTGGACGATTTACACTATAATCTTTGCAAGGGTCATAATCTTTTTCAAACACCCAAACGAATCCACCTGCGGTTTTTGCAACATCTCCGCCTTTTCTTCGTTTTTTACCATTGCAAACATTTGACAATGAGGCAGGACTCAAACCCAATTCATTTATTGCCTCAGTAGCAGAACCCCATACTTTAATCAGCTTACCATCTATACCAATTTGACAAACTCGCTTGCTATTTTTACAATATTCGCCTCTTGGGAAGTTGTCTCCACCATAAGTTTGATTATACCCATGCTTAAAACTATCGAATTTTTCTATATAATACATTTCTTTTTCATTCAATTCTTCTCTAGTGGAAGCAACATCAAATATCTTGTCAACCATAAATGCATCAAAACCGTATTTTTCTATTGAGCGTCGAAGGTGTTGATTATGGCGTTCATTCCTATCTTTATTACCTTTTAGATAAGCGTATACTCTTTCTATATCTTTTCCGCTAAAACTATAACGACCATCAAATCCCTTTGGATTCGATGTCTGCCCTATGTATACTTCATGTGTTATCATGTTTTCAATTTTATAGATAACACCATAATATTCTTTCCCATCTATTACCATCTATATACACCTCCTTTTTGTTATTTTTATATATTTATATTTTAATATTGTGAATATATAGTTGGAAGGCGTTGCCAATCTCTTGGGTTTCGCCGTATATCAGTGAGAGTTTTACATGGACATCAACTTTTATCCATGTCGTAGCCCCAAGTTAAATCCCATTTTCTAACAGGATTTCCCTCTGAGTCTACTTCGCCTGTTTTACCATAATGCCAGAATGAATTTTTTGCAAGATTATCGGCGAGACAATATCTCATAGCAAACAAGAAATAATAAAGAGCAGTATCCTTTACAAAATACTCGTCAAATCTATTCTTAAATTCTTCATCGGTAGAAGTGGTTATAAACCTATAAAGTTCAATCCATTTCTGTTTGCAGTAATCAAACACTTCGGCGTTTTCTTCGTCGTCATCGCCCTCATAGAGATATCTCCAGCCATAAGTAAAGTCTTCGCTAAAATCATCGTGTTCAAGGATGTCTACATAATATGTTTTATTTAAATCAACTTCAGTGTCTTCTGTTAAAACATATTCGCCATCAATCAACTCATAAAGAATTCCAAGGTTTTCATTCTTAGCCCATGTATAAATCTTTTCGTGCGTAGTTTCATCTTCCTTGTAGCCCATTGCGTTATACATTGTATTAACGGGGAAATCAGAAAGAGGTAATTCAACGTCCATGATTTCTACACAACATTCATACTTGTCGTTCATATCTGTCAGTCTCGAAGAATCTGTCTTTTTGCTATCTCCAATGTTGCCGATTGCGTAAAAATGCACATCAGTATCTGCAAATTCTCTGTGCGTAGATAAGTCTTCGTTTGTTTCTTGAATAAAGATAACACAATTTGCAAATTCCATTGTATCTTTAATGAAACTTGTATTAACGCCTTCTTCACGAATAAAAGGTCTGTTATAAGGCTTAAACTCGTTATATCTATTAGCTAACATTGCGTTTGTCATATTATTAGATGACGCAATATTAACCTTAGCATTAAGGTAGGCAACAGGCACAGAAGTGCGAGTAAGCGTAATCTTATCTGTCACAGTTCCGTCGCCTAACTTAAAGTAAGGTTCAACACCTTCAATCTGCGACTTATTCATAATAAAGTCAAGATTTCGTCCTGCTGCACCATAGTTGTTAGAACTTGTACCCTGACCAGAATGTGAACAATCATAGCAAGTCCAGTTGTCAAGTACGGGGTCGCCACCTTTATAAATCTGTCTAATGGTAGTATTAGGCACTTTATCACTTTTGTTATTTGTAAAATAAGGTGCTGAAACAACATATACTCTTAACCAAGGACATTTCTCAGCAAGAATATTCGGGTCTAAATTACCATTCTCATCATAAATCTGATTACGGTCATAACGAGAAATCATTTCTTCGGCATTGCGAGCGTCTGCAATAAAGTTGTTTAAGATACCCCTATCAGTAAGGGAAGTGTTATAAACTTTAAATCTATATATATGTAAATCACAGTTTTCAGAACCTAAAGATATAACTTTAGGAGTATTTTGTGTGAAGTTGTATGACTCATCATAAACCATGTGGCGAGTAGAAACGCCGTCTTCATATCCAGTTACCATCGGAATATTACCGCCAGTAGTATCACTCTTGTTAATATTAAATTCAAATTCAATGATATCTTCTTCTGAATAAGAAAGGTCTAATTTGCTTGCCTGAGCATAAATATATGCTTCGTGTACATCCATACGAATACCAATATGGTCTGTATCTGTTGTATTATCCATACAAGATAAGAAAGTAGCGTCAGGTTTTGCAACATTGGTTGTTTTAAATACTAACTTAAATTCCTTACCATTTTTCTTTGCGTCATCTGCAAATAATTGATAATCAATAGTTGCCGATGTTCCTGCTTTAATACAGAAATACTGGTCTCCATTTTCATCGAACTGATATCCGCCATTGACCCAATCAAAGTTGTCTGATACCGACATAGAAACAGTGTCGTTAGACCAAATTCTATCAGCGTCATTATTTGATTTGCCTGAAGGATTAAAATCAAATACCAATCCAGCAGTAACAGGCGATATATCAATATCTAATTTTGTAACAGTAGCTTTTAATACTTTAACTGTTTCACCGCAAGTAATTGTAATAGTATGTTCGCCAACAACATCAGTTTTAAACGGATATACCAATGTAGTTCCTGTTAAGGTCTGCGTAGAAACAACCACGTCATTTACAGCTACTACAACTGTAGGACTTTCGGTTGTTGGGTCATAAATAACCGCTTCAATATTTGTAGTGTCATATTGTCTTGCTGTAAAGTCCTGATATACAGTACCGATTACAGGTGAAGTAACACCGTCATACCAAAGGATATCTTTTACAATATGATTTGATTCAATATTATTGCCATTAATTTCAGCAGTCATATAGACTTCTAACAGGTGTGAACCATGTGTTTGTGTAGGAATTTCGTATCCCATAGGAATACCAGAAGAAGCCGTGGTAACAGTTCCAATTTCCTTACCGTCAAGAACAAAATGTATAACCTTAGATATTGCGCCATAAGGAGTATAATCAAAAGAAACTGTTCCAATAGGATATGTAAACTTATCATTAAATGTTGATTCAAGTCTGACATCGATTTTCTGTACTGTCCAAGTCTTTGTTACCAAACTACCAACTTCATCAACGATAGATAAGTTGACTTTCTGAGTACCAACAGAAAGATATTCCGTAACATTAAATTCATTTTCACCAGCAATAGCCGTATTTGTAGCAACTATTCTACCAGCAACTTTCCAAGTGGCAGTCCCTTCAGGTACAATGTCGCCAGAAGAGTCTGTGCCTGAGAACGTATATTTAATAATTGCTTCATCAGTTGTTGTAACAACAAGGGGAGAGGTAGTTACATATCCAATCTTTAACGAACTACTTGTAGCACCACCACCACTACCGCCAACAATAGTGAATTTCTTTTTAGCTTCTTTTACTTCGTTTTCTTTGCCTTCATTTTCTATCTCATAGAAAACAAATACATTTTCCCCGACATCAGGATTTTCTACATCATTATATTCGACATCATAAGTAAGACGGGGTGAAGTGTCCACAGAATTAATGGTATCCTGTAAATTGCCAACAGTTGTACTTAAAGAAGAAACATTCTCAGTAGCAGTAGAAACAGAAGAAGATAACGGAGTGATCTTATTATCAACATATGTCTCCGTAGCATATCCAGTCAGATCAACGCTAACATTTTCAAGCTTCTCATCAATTTCTGTTTGATTATAAGTTTCAGTTTTCTTATAATAACTATCTAAATCTGCATTATCAATTTGCTCTTGAACATATGTTTCAGTAGCCAATCCATCAATACTGGGGACTTCTGATTTAAGAGCATATTCTTCTAGGCTTTGATGTTCAGTAAGATATCCAACATCATTATTAAACGCAGATACATCAGTCGGTACAGTAGGTATTTCAGACTTTAATGCATAAGAACTCATATCAGGCTTTGGAATTGCGTCAATCTGTTCTTTAACATAATTTTCTGTTGCCAAATCATTAAGATCTTCTTTCAAAGCATAATCACTTAAATCTGGCTTTGGAATAGCATTTATTGCATCATCAACATACTTAGTTAAACTAGAGCTTTCATTTGAAATAGCTTCATCAACTTCGCCCTTCGTATAATAATTATTATTTACAACTAATTGTACCTCTTCTTCTATACCATCTTGTAAATTCTCAGCGGCTTGTTTTGCTTCGTTCGCAGCAATAATAGCTTCTTCTTTTGCTGCTTCAGCGGCACTTACTTGTGCAGATAATCTCTGAATAAAACTATCTTGCCATGTTTCGTCTGGTTCAATAAATCCTTTAATTTCTAAAGACTGTAAAACATTTAATCCTTCGTTAATCTTTGTTTTCCAAATATAAGTAAGTCCTTTTGATGTTTCTCCAGTCGCATGAATTTCAAATTTAATTTTACCAGACAATGCCGTAACATCATCGTCTATCAGCCAAGCAAAACGAATTTTTTCTGAATTATAATAAACATCTGATGGTATAGAAACACTTCCATTACCTTGTCTATTAACCCAATAAATTGAAAGCTCTGTATTTGTTAAGTCAAAACCATCATAATATCTTGGGATTTCAAACGGAATGTACTGAGAGTTCTTTTCTTGAGTTATATTAATTTGTTTTGAATTTAAAGAAATATTCTTATTTTCATCTACAATTGAATAATCGTCATCATAATATTCTTTATCATAATATGTATAAAAAGAAGAATTTTCAGGTTTCATCCATCCTTCATAAGCAGCAATTGATCCATTTGTTTCTTCTGCTGTAATCGGAGAAGCAATTAACGTATCTTCTTCATTTGCGATAGAAATATCATTGCTTTTTAATGAAAATGATGCTGTAGCCTTAATTATATTTTGT